AGATAGCAGAGAAAGTAAACCCATCATCAGTCAGCAGAGTTATCGGAAGCTAACATGGAACTAACCCCATACTTATTTTGGAACATTTTTATAACTTTGGTACTTGCTCCATTGATGTATGGGATTAGAGCCAATGCTACAGAACTTAAAAGACAAGACATATTGCTTAATAAGACTCGTGAGGAGATTGCTAAGTATTATGTTACTAAACCAGAAGTTAGAACTGAAATGGATTTAATACTTGAAAGGTTTGAAAAACTTGAAGAAAAGATAGATAAAATCTTTGAGATGATGTACAATAAAAATGCACAAAGGTAAAGGCATAGCAGTCTTCATAGCACTAGGAGTACCCGAAGGTAAGGTATTGAAAAATTTAAAGAGAAGGAAAAATGGCAAGAAAAAGAAAAAATAATTTAAAGAAAGTTAAAAGAACTAAAAGACAGATAGGTGGTTTAGGAAGATTTGGTAATTTTGTTCAAGCTAATAGATTAAGAACTATGGTTGCAGATAATCAAAAAACACTAGACCCTACAAAACCTATACCTGGAAAACCTTTGCCTGATGAAGCTATAGGTGCGCCTGTGCCTAAAGCACCGCCTAAACAGGTAGGTATTCAAGAACCTCTTCCTTCTGTTAATTTACCACCAGAGGTTCCTGTTAATCAACCACAACAGCCGCCTGTAGGAGGAGTTGACCCTAACTTTTTAAATTTTTATAATAATCAACCTACAACTTCGTTTCCACAACAACAACAACAGCAACAGCAGCAGCAGCAGCAACAGCAACAAACATATGAGTTTGACCCTGATGTTGATTTATGGTGGCAGAATTTAGGATATAGTTCTCCTCAAGAAGCTATAAAAGATGGATGGCAGTTTGATGCGGCTACAGGACAATGGGTACAAAAGTCATATACTGGTACAACACCGGAGCCAACTCCTGAACCAACACCGGAGCCAACTCCAGGACCAACACCAGAGCCAACTCCAGCTCCTCCTGCTTACTCTGAAGAGGCTTTAAAGGCTCGAGATATTGCTAAATCAATTCTTGATGGTACTTATGAAGGTCCACAACTACCTGAAGCTGTACCAGTGCCTCGAGGTGAAGACATTGAAGCTTTATCTATGCCAGAAAGAGAAAGATTAGAAGCTGAAATTATTAAGAATTTACCAACTGAAGTTGTTCAAGAAGCAACTCTAGCTCCCGAAGTTCAAGCGACAAAAGTTAAATATGATAGGATTACAGCTGAGCTAGTTAAAGAAATACCAGGATTTGACCCAGCTATATTAGATGATTTATCTGATGACGCAATAGCTCAAGTAGATGAGATCAGAGAACTAACAGACCCTGCAGAGTTTGCTGAAATAACACAAAAAGTAGCCAATGCTGCTAAAGCTAGAAAAGAAAATAGACCAGTTGATGAATTAATTTCTTCTGGTGCTTTTGTTCCTGAAGTAGATAAGATAGCAGCTGAAGAAGTATCACCAACCAAAGATGCTGAGGTTAAAACCAGAGAAGCTATTACCGGTGAAGCAGCTACTGGTGAAGCAGCTCAAATAACAGAATCAGTTGGTTATGAAGCAGCTAAGCAAAGAGCTGTAAAAGGTACAGCCGCTAAAGGTGCTGCTGCCGATATGATTGCTGAAACTGCTGACTTACCACCAGAAATATCAGCAGCTATTGTTGAAGACCCAGCAACTGTTACAGCACAAATAGATAATGAACCAATAGAAGTTCAAGCAGCTGTTGCTGCCCTACCACAAGAAGCTTTAGTTTCTTCACAAATGGAATCACTTTTAGGTGGTATGGAAGATGGTGAAATACCTTTATGGGCTAGACCAGCAGTTGATTTAGTCAATCAAAGAATGGCACAAAGAGGTATGTTAGCTTCTACAGTAGGACGTGATGCTTTATTTAATTCTATTATTCAAAGTGCATTACCAATGGCACAATCCAATGCACAGGCTTTACAACAAAGAGCTGCACAAAATCTAAGTAATGAACAACAAGCCAACCTACAGGAGGCTTCACAGGCTCAACAGCTTAAGATGCAGAACTTAGCTAACAGACAAGATGCAGCTTCACAAACAGCTCAGTTTGCTCAGCAAATGGGTGTGATGCAAAGTCAGTTTAGACAACAAGCTGCAATGGAAACAGCTCAGCAACAGCAACAAGTTAGATTACAGAACTTACAGAATCAACAACAAGCCGCTGTTATTCGTTCTCAGAATCAACAAGACATTAATGCTAGAAACTTAAGTAACCAACAACAGATAAATTTAAGTGAATTACAAATAGAAGCTCAAGTTGAAGGAGCTAATCAGGATGCAGAGAATCAACAAAGATTAGCAGAGTTTCAAGTTGCTGCAGACTTTTTAGCTAAGAATGCTGCCTTTAAACAAGATATGGAAAGAGCTAATCTATCGGCTGACCAGCAAACTAGATTAGCAAACTTAACAGCTCAAAACCAAGCTTCAGCTGATAACTTAAATGCTGAGCAACAAACTGAATTGGCTAACTTAAATAAGCAAATGCAAATCAATATTAGAAATGCAGAGTTAGCACAACAGATGGGTATTACTCAACTTAATCTAGACCAACAAGGAGCTATGCAAAATGCTCAAACAGTTGCTAATATGGACATGACTAAGTTCAATACCAATCAACAGATTGAGTTGGCTAATAGTAAGTTTATGCAAACTGTAGCTATTCAGAATATGAATGCTGAACAACAGTCTATTATGCAAAATGCTACAGCTATGGCTCAACTTGATTTAGCAACTGTTGATCAAAGAACAAGATTGGCTGTTCAGAATGCTCAAGCATTTTTACAAAAAGATATGACTAACTTGTCTAATCAACAACAAATGCAAGTATTGAAACAACAACAAGAGCAACAAAGATTATTAAGTAATCAATCAGCTGAGAATGCTAATAGACAGTTCAATGCAACTTCACAGTCACAGACAGACCAGTTTATGGCAAGTTTAAATCAACAGATAGATCAGTTTAATAATTCTCAAGCCAATGCAATGGAAGAGTTTAATGTTCAACAAGCCAATGCTGCAGAGGCTCGAAGAGTAGCTAATGCGATTGATGTTGAAAAAGCCAACGTAGCTATGATTAATGAGATTAATAAGTTTAATGACAGTCTGGAGTTTGAAAGAGATAAATTTAATACAGCAAATCAACAAGCTATAGAACAAGCTAATGTTGAATGGCGAAGAAAAGCAAACATGGCAGACACTGCAATGATTAATCAAATCAATATGCAGAATGCTCAAAATGCTTATGATATGAATACAGCAGCTTTAAGTTTCTTTTGGCAAGAAATGAGAGATGAAGCTGATAGAGCTTTTAGAGCAGGTGAAAATGAACTAGAAAGAAAGACTGCTTTATTAGGACAATCTATTGCGAATGCTGGTTCATCAGCTAAATTTTTTACAGATTATAGTTCATTAGTAGATTTGTTTACAAGTATATATTCAAAACCAAGTGATTAAAATTAGGAGAAAAAAATGGGATGGAATCCACTAAAAAAGATAAAAAAAGCATTTAAGAAAGTAATTAAAGGAGTTAGTAAAGCTATTAAAAAAGTAGCTAAACCTATCGTTAAAGTCCAGAAAAAAGTATGGAAAGGTATTAAAAAAGTTGGTGGTAAAATTATGAAAGCCATCAATAAGGCGGGTGTGCTTGGTCAAATTGGGCTTATGCTTATTATGCCTTATGCTTTTGCAGGATTAGGAACTTTAATAGGAGGAGCTGCTGGAGGTATAAGTGCAACTTGGACTGGCTTTGGTAATTGGGCTTCCTCTATGATGGGTAGTTCTAGTGCTTTTGCTAAAACTGTAGGTACGATTGCTAAAGGTATTCACACAGCAGGAGCTGTTGTAGGACGAGGCATACAAACTGTTGCTGGTTTTGTTGACAAAGGTTTCCAAGCTTTTGGTAATGCTACTGGATTAGGTAATCCTATAGAGGGCTTTTCAACTGCTCTTAAGCAAGGCTATGCTGATAGCTTTTCAGCAACCAATAATTTCTTGTTCTCAGGTACAGACTTTGGAGCAACTGCAGAGCAACTAAAATCTGCTGGAGTTAAAGTACCAACTAAACCATTACCTCAAATTAATATGGAAGCTATGGAGTTTGGTGAAGCACCTAAATTTGAACCTGGTGAAAGTTTAGAAACCTATTTAGAAAGAACTAAACCTGCAGGAATACAAATGCCTTCTGGAGATTTTGCAGGACAAGCTGGTTATCAATTTAATCCAGAAACAGGACAACTTGAATTTTTTGAAGGTTTAAAACCAGGAGAAATAAAATTACCAACAGTTACTCCTGAAGGTTTACAACAAACTTATGAATCTTTAGGTATAGAAACTAAACCAGATTTAACTTTACAATTAGATACCACTACTCCTAAAACCTTTGCTCAAAAAGCAGGAGATGTTTTAGGTACAGTAGGAACTGTTTTAGATGTTGTTGGTAAAGGTAAATCAGTGTATGATCAGTTCCAAGAACAAGAACAAATGTATGGTGGTGCAGGACTAGGACAATACTCTCAGTTTGGACCAGGAATTGCAGATATTAATTTCTTTAGAAGTCAAGGACAAATAGGATTAAATTTAAATGCGTATGCGTATGACATGCAAAGATATGCGTATGGTTAAGGAGATATAAATGGCAGAAAGATATAATGAACAAGCTTTAGCAAACCTAGCTCAAGTAGGTGGAGCTGTTCCTGGTCAGTCATTAACCAATGACCCAGATCAAAAATACCCTTGGGAACAACCACCTAGATTTAGTAATCAACAAGAAGCCTTAGACTTTATGGTTTCTGAGTTATTAGAAGATGAAACATTATATCCAATAATGAGGTCTATCAGTAAAGGTGTACCTATTGGTGATATTGTTAGTTTAATGTTAAATCAAGGATTTCAAGCAGGGTTATTTAATCCAGATTTAATGATACTATTAATTGAACCTTTACACTTTGTTTTAATGGCAATATGTGAAAAAGCAGGTATTGAATATCTCTTGTACGATGGTGAGAACGAAGAAGAAGAATATGAATCTAACATAGAAGAAGACGATGATTTAGACCCACAGACCAGAGGGCAAATTAACTCATTAGTAAAAATGTCAGAGAAGTTTGGTAAACAAGTAGAAAAAGAAGATATTCAGTTACCAACTACTGTAGAGCAACAAATAGAAGAAGCTGATGTAATTGAAGAAGTAGGAGCAAGTTTATTAGAACGTCAAGAACCTGCAGAACCAAGTGAAAGCTTACTTGAAAGGAGGACACAATAATGGCAAATGGTTTTGACCCAAATCAAAGTTCCGTTGAGTTCGGTATGGGCTTATTAGAAAAAACTCAAAAGGATATTCGTAAACGACAAAAAGAAGCTCAAAGATTAAATAGAAATATAGCTTTAGGAAAATTAGCTCATAGTGCTTTAAGTGGTGTAGTTACAAACAAATGGAATGATTTTGAAAGACAAGAAAAATTCAAAAAGATTCAATTAAATAATATCATCGACACTAATAAAGAGGTTTTTGATATTCAAACTAAAATTGATACAGAATTTAAAGGCAATGCTGCTGATTATTTTGAAGAAGAAGCTTATAAATATATAGTGTCAGAACAAGATCAATTATATCCTTACAAAGAATTATCAGGTAATGGTATAGCTTATGCTAGACAACAAGCAACAAATATAGGTAAACAACGAGCTAAAGAATGGGAAGAAGTTCTTGAACATGCTAAAAAGATTCCAACAAGTGTAGAGGGTTTAGATGCTGATTGGGACTACTATAGACAATCACAGGTGCCAACAAGTGTAGGTAATTGGATTGTCAGAGGTATCAGAGGTTTGTTTGATGGTAAAAGTAAAGAAGAGTTTGAAAATGACCAACAAGCATATCGTGAAAATGTTATGTCCAATGAAGGTTTATTTAAAGACTATGTACAATTTAAAGATGTATATAATGATTTCTTGAGAACGAATCCTGCATTGGCTGACGAGTTTATGGGTAATTTGATTAAAGACTATAACGAAGCTCATGCAGAAGATGCTTTTTTACGAGATAAACTTGTATCTTCAGAATTAAAAAGAGACCCTGTTACTAATCCAGACGGAAGTTCACAAACTGTTTATAGTTTATTATTAACTAAAAAAGATGAAGATGGTAATTTATACCTAGAAGAAGGCAGTAGAAAAACTGTAGATACCAAACCAGCTGCAGGATTTAAACCTACATCGGCTAAATCTGACGATTTAGAGAGAGCTGAATCTTACGTTAATTCTTATAGAAAAGGTAATCCTGAATTTCAAAAGTTCTATGATAATTATTTCACACAAGAAACACAGATAGATATAGGTACTGAAAGAATCTTCCATGATCAAGTACATATTGCTCAGCAGTATATTAATAGATATCTTGATAACGAACCTATGTCTTATGAATTAGCTATTCAATATTTATATAATCAGTATGCAAGTAAAAAACCTGAAGATAGGTCCAGAGTTGTCAACTCCAGAGTTACTTTGTATGATTTAGACCCTTACATTAATCCTTCACAGGACTTTGAAGTATTTTTAAATATGGTACCAGATTTTGTTACAGATGGTACAAATAAACAAAGAATATATATTGAGACTAGAGCAAAAATTAATACAATGGTGCATGACAATGACCAACCATTTTCTCCAGAAGAAAAGTATGAAGCTCTAAAGGCTTTACAGCAACAATTATATACCCCTAAAGAGCTAGAAGACTTTTTTGATTCTGATGAAGATATTAAAAAGTTTTATGGTTTTCCTAAAGATTCTCCAGAGTCAACTTCAGAGCCAACTCCAGAGCCAGTACCTACTCCAGCCCCAAGTCCAGTAGCAACTTCTACTATGGGTCCTAGTGGTATGGTTGAATCTAGAAATCTTCTTTCAGATGTAGGACAATTTATAAGTGATGTTCAAAGAGACAGAGATGTAGAAATTTTAAACCGCTACGTTAATGAAGGTTATTCTAATACAGTAGTATTAAAAAGAATCCTTAGAAAATATGGTTTAGATGAAGATGCTTCTAAAGATGAAGTTTCAGAGTTTCTTCAAAGTCTTGAATCTTAATAATTCCTATGGCTAAATTTAAAAATGATATTTTTATTAATCCTCAAGTATATAATGTTCAGTACAAATATACTCTTGATGATTTAGAAAATGATGAACAATTCCAAGAAGTTTCACAACGATTCTTAACTTCTATTGGCGAAAAATCAGATGATATATTTGAATACCTAAGAGATTCAGATTTTAACTTATTATCTGGTATGCAACTTGCTATGGACAGTGGTAAGTTTTCTGAGCAACAACAACAAGACTATGCTTATCTTAGAAATAAATTTCAAGGAGCAGATGTTGGTAGTTTCAAGCAATATTTAAAATTAGCTAAAGATGGTTTAGTTGATATTGCTACTGACCCTACAGCTATTGCTGCTGCTCTTGCAATTCCTTTTACCGGTGGTTCTTCAGCAGCTGCTAGACAAGCACTAGCTTTAGGTGTTAAAAAAGGCATACAAGGAGTCACAGCAGAAAATATTAAATTAGCTGGTCGTCAACAAATAGGTAAGGCAGCAGCGGCTAATGCTGCTATTGGTGGTGTTTACACTACAGCTGATAATCATTTTCGTCAAACAGCACAACTTAATACAGGTTTAAGAGAAGCTTATTCAGGTAAAGAACTTGCTGCTATGGGCTTAGTAGGCTCTGCAGCTGGTGGGCTATTAGGTGCTGGAGCTAAAGCTTTACAAGTTAAAAACTCTACAGCTGCTTCTAGATTTACAAACGATAGCTACAGAGATTCAGCCATGAGTGATGGTATGTTTAGCTTTAGAAAAGGTTTAGATACTGCTCTCTCAAAAGTAGGAGGTTCGGCAGTTAGTATCTTGAATACTATGTCAACAAAATCCAACACTGCTAGGTTATTAGGTCAAATAACAGATGATTCATTTGATTCCAAAATTTTAGCAGGACGTTTAAAAGCTCCATCAGAATATAGTTTTGCTGAAAATTTAGATTTTTTAAGATCAACCTACATTAATCTATTTGATGCTGCTATGAAGCCTATAAGAAAAACAGGTTTTATAGATGCTCAAACAGAAAGAAATGTTATAAGAATTATTAGAGGCGATAAAGGTCGTTTTAGTGCAGTAGAACAAAGAGCTGCTAAAAAAGTTAAAGAGTTATTTAATAAAGTTGCTAAAGATGCTAAAGATGCTAACCTATCTTTAAATGAAGTTTTAGATTATTTTCCTAGGTCTTGGAACAGAAAAGCTATAGTAGACAACACACCAGAATTTATTAATAAGTTATTTAAAGACAAAGCTTTAAAAAATCCCAATACCAATAAACCTTTAACAAAAAAAGAAGTAGGTGAAGTTGTTGAGAATATGCTCAATAAAAACAATGAATTGTATGAATCTCATTCTAACTTAATAGGACAAGCTAGAGTCTTTGATATAAATGATTTAGATTACGAGAAGTTTTTAACCAACGATTTAGTTGAAGTTACACAAAATTATTTGTTAAATGCAGCTAGAGTTATTCAACATAAAAAATCTTATTTATTACCAGGTAAAGGAGTAAAAGCACGATACACACAAATTATTGGAGATGAAAAAAAAGCTTTATCTTTATATAGATTAAGTAATGAAGAACAATTTATTCAACGTTGGCTTGACCCAATAGAAAAAGAATTAAAAGAAAAGAATTTAACTTTAACTAAAAGAGATAAGGAAAAGATATTAGACTTATACAAATCTGTTACTGGACAAGTTGAGTTCTTTGATAGTCCAACTTGGCAGGGCTTATACGATGCTACCAAGTTAGCTAACTCAATGGCTTATCTACCTTTAGCTACATTGTCATCTGCTACTGAGTTGTTAATACCTTTACTAAAGACTTCCCCTGATAAATCAGCCAAAGCTTTACTTAGGTCTTTAACCAAAGGCAGTAAGATTTTACGAGAAGAAACCATTGGTAGAATTGGTAAAAAATATCCAGAATTATCTGATGATAAACTACTCAATGAAATGCGTAGTGTTTGGATTGCTATGGATGAAAGTGTCGGAGATGTTACCAACAGATTAGCTGGAGAGGGCTTACAAAATGAATTTGCTCGTAAAGGAGCTAGAGCATTCTTTAGATTTAACTTACTAATCCCTTGGACTAAAACTGTTCAAGCAGCTTCTTTCTCTGTAGGTAAAGATATTATTAGAGGTAACTTAAAAAAACTAAAATACTTACAAGACAAAGGTGTAGATGTATTTGCTTCACCAAGTAAATATGTTAAGAATATTAATAAGAACAAAACAAACTTCTTAAAAGAATTTAAAGATGATTTGACACAAGGTAGAATAGAAAATCTAAAGTCTGAGCTTTATGGTTTAAACATAGACCCTCGTAAAGGTTTAAAATGGTTAGACGATGGAGCTAAAGAAACTTCAACATTTTATTCTAATGACCTATTAAGAGGAGCAGCTCGATTTACTAATTCAGTTATCCTACAGACTGGTCGAGAAAGAGCTAAAGTTCCAACTTATATGACCAATCCTAAGTGGGATATATTGACTCAGTTTTTAAGATACCCTTATGTCTTTTCAAATACAGTATTAAAGAATTTCTTAAAAGAGTCTATAGACAAACCAGGAGTAGGTACTTCTAAGTTATTAACATTTAATGTGTTAGCTACCAACATTGCTTTAGAAACAAACTATTGGAGAACTTCTGATGAAATAAGAAAAAGAAGAGATGTAGAAGGAGTAAATAGAGAAGACATACTCAGAGCCTTCCAAAGAACAGGTATGTTAGGTCCTATGGATGTAGCATTGAGATGGCGAGATGGTTTACGTTATGGTCAAAGTCCAACCCTTGCTGCTTCTAATCTAGGTGGTCCTATTATTAATGATGTTTTAGGTGTAGCTTACTATCAAAGATATGCAGAACAATTAGCTCGAAAGACTCCTGGATATGGCTCTAAAGAGCTTTTAAAGCGAATAACCATACCTGGAACAGAGATAAAGCCTTTTAAGCCTGTAGGCGAAGCTTACGATGATTGGGTGGCTTACAATAAAGAGTTTGATAGAAGATTTATTAAAGAGCCTCTAAAGAGTTTACAAGAACCTCGTCCTAAAAAAAGATTTTACAAAGGAGGAGAAGTCAGTAAAGATGTGGAATTTGTTAAAGATGAAGCTGAAAATAGAATAGACCCATTAACAGGATTACCTTATGCCATGCAGTCTGATATACTAATAGACTCTATATTGAGAGAAGAACGAAAAGAAAGATTAGGTTTTGTGTTAGGTGGAATAGTTTCTAAAAAAATAGCTTCAAAAGTAGGTAGAAATTTAGTAAAAAAATTAATTCCAGATAAAAGACCTTCAGCTTATCATGGCTCACCTGCAAAATTTGATGAGTTTGCTAACCTAAAAAAGGGTGGAGCAATGGAAGAGGGTGTAGGTTATTATTTCACTGATGTTGAAGATTATGCTAAAACATTTGCTGGTGATAAACCCGGATTAAAAAACGTTTATAAGACTAAGTTAAATGTATTAGATGAAGAATTAATTAATCCTCATAAAGGCTTAAAAGTGAAAGCAATGCTTGATAGAGGTTATGGTCCAGATAACTTAATGTCAAAAAAAGAAACCGATAAGATTATCAAAGCGGTTAAAAATGTTCAAAAAGATTTGAGAGAAAAAGGATTTGATGACGAAGCAAATAAATTACAAGAATATTTAGATAGTGGTAATCTCTATGAAGTTATTCAAGGTTATGAAAGATTATTTACTAGAGATGATTTTTATAATCCTATATCTTACATAGAAAAAACACCAATTAATTTAAAATATCCTCTAATTCAAGATGCTTTAAAAGAACAAGGATTTAAAGGTTTAAAGATTAAACAGAATTATAGAGTCAACCCACTCAGTGAAGAGGGTATATTTAAACCTCAAACAACTTATGTCTTGTTTGATAAAAAAGATATTCAAGATTTAAATAGGAAAGAGTTTGGTAAAATAGGAAGCAGAGCATCCTCTGACAGAGACCCTGCATATATGGGCTTAACTGAAGATGATATTATAGAAGAGACAAGTTTTGATGAATATTACAATAATTTAGGAGAACAAATACCTAATGCTTTTGTTATGCGTATGTCTACTAAAAATTATTTAAAATTAACAACAGGTAATAAAAAAGATATAGATAGAATAAAAAAAGAAGTTGTAAAAGGATATGAAAGTGGTCGTAAATTTGGTAAGTTTAATCCTGATAAAGTAGATGATAGGTCTCAACCTATATATTTATATATTAATAAGTATGGAAAAATAACAAAACACGAAGGAAGACATAGAGCAGCACTTATTGAAGCAGAAGGAGGAAACACAGTTCCTGTTGTTATACATTTAAAAGAAGAACCCAAAGCAGGAGTTCTTAATACTCCAATGAGTAAAATTAAAAAGCCAAAAGATTTAGGTATCCCTAGTCTTAAAAATCAATATAATAATGGTTTTGATGTTTCTTTAAGTAATGAGGATGTAGCACTGGTTCGTAGATTATATTTTAACGAAGATATAGACAATGCAGTTAGTGTTGCTAACCAAACTGATAGACTTAAGTTTGCAAAGGGAGGTATGCCTATTACTCTTTATTACATAGGCGAACCTTCTAATGAATTAGATTTTAGTGAAGGTGAAACTCCAGAAAATAAACTTAAAGGTTCATTCAAAAATGATTTATTTGTTAAAGAAGGAACTAAAGTTGATGAGTTTGAACAATTACAAAAAGGTTTTAGAAACAAATTAATTAATCAAACCTTTACTGAAGAAGAAGAGGATTTAGCTTACAAAAAACTATTAAATATGTAATGATTTTATATACAGAAAAACAATTACAACAAGCTTGGCAGGATAACTGTAAAGTCAGATCAAAGTTAGACTTGCCTTGGCTAACTATAGAAGAGTTTAGACCTATCTATGAAGAAGAAATGGAAAAGTTTATGTTAGGAGAATACGATTAAATGAACATTGAATTATGCAAACAAGAAATAAAAAGACACGAAGGAGAACTGCTAGAAGTTTATGTCGATTCTTTGGGTTACAAAACCTTAGGGGTAGGACATTTAATACAACCACAAGACCCCGAACATGGTTGGGAAGTTGGTACTCCAATAACTCAAGAGGTATCTGACATATATTTTGAAGATGATTTCAATAAACATTTAGCAGAGGCGATACATGTGTTTGGTGAAGAAGAATCTTTTTATTTATTACCAGATGCTATTCAAAGAGTCTTGGTTAATAT